CTTATCGGACTGCTCCCTGCGTCGAACAGAATGCACGCCAAGTCGTCGGAATCCATTTGATTGCCGACTACCAGAATGTCGCTTGCCAGAGCTGCTGTCATGCCCGTTGGCTGGAACGCCAATTTCGCTTGATTGACGAATACTCCGTTCGTCCATGTGTCTATGTAGAACGCGCAATCGACGTTCGGCGCAGTGACGTTCCGCGGCCTGCTGCACAGCCGCAGAGAATTGTTCTGGATGCGCCCTTGATGAAAGAAATAGTAGTGATGCAGCAGTGGATTGGTGTGCGTCAGTCCATCGATCCCGGACTGCACGCCGGCACGCTGCGTTCCGGTAGGCTGTCCCCAATACGGGTTGTACGCAGTAGCCATCCTTCGCCAGTGGTAACTCGACCACGGCGTGCCGCCACTACCTGTCATCACGGTGTAGAACATTATGTCCAGCGAACCTGCATGGTAACGATAGGACCAACGGCTGAGGCTCCTGCGCCATCGATGTAGAACGTCATCTCCGAATCGTCGGAGATGGTGGTGCTGCTGAAGACGTAGGGTGTCGCCGCCGTTTCAGTAGACTTCTGTCCAACGTCGATTGTTGGTTTCGTGGAGAACAAGGTTCCACCATCATCGTAGATGTTGAACGTGATTGCCCCGGAGGATGATGCCGTGGCAACCGATGCGCGCACGTCCAGCAGCGTGCATGCCGGAAAGCGCGTCGTGAACTTCAACCCTGCGGTGATCTCGTCCGTCTGGTTCCCGATGGCAAATTGAAGCCACTGCGTTGTGCCGCTGGTAACGTCTCCAAGAGTAAGCGGGCCGGCAATGTTCACGGCCACAGCAGGGCTTCCAGAGAACAGCGCCTTGAACACCTCGCTCGTGATGCGACACTCGATTCTGTCGCCCGCCGCCCATGCTTTGGCTGTCGTGCCATTCGCTCCGCGGGTCACCGTGAGCGTGTCCGACGCCGGACTGTGCGCGGTGATGTGGATTTGCTCCAGGATGTTTGCGGTGTTCAGCAGGGTCGCCAGCAGCACTTGTGGAGCAGTTACCGCCGGGAATCGCACCCCGTGTCCCGTAACAAGGCTGATCGATGTCTGCCCTACGGTGAGCCCGCTCGCCAGATTGCCGTAGACGTTGTCAACGAAAAGGAATGTGGTCATGGGCTACCTCAAGCGGAATACGGTGTGGCTTCTGAGGGGACCGCGCGTGGTTCCCCTGGCTGTGCGTGCTCGCGCTTCCCCGACCAGCCCATCGAATTTGCCCTTATGGAACGCGGCAAGGTCTTTGTCCGAGTATGGCTTTTTCGGCACGATCATCAGCCGCCACAGGGCGCCATCGGCGATCGTTTCGATGTACCGCTCGAAGATCCACTCAGGGAAGTTCGTGGATGTCCTGGATGGTTTGAGGGCGGCAAGGATGCGCACGTTCCCGGCAGCGTTGGGCGCCAGGACGATGTTGAAAGTCCCATCATCGGTGGTGTACCAGCGACTCGGGAGCCTGACATCGGTGCGCCAGTTCACCCCTACCCAGCCGAAAGACGTGTTGTTGAACTCGTTGTCCAGGTCATCCGGAGACATCGGGTCTATCGGATTGTCGTTCAGCCAGCACGCGAGTCCCTTGGCGAAGGCCGTTCCGGAAGGAACAGTCATCGGGTACTCGCTCACGAGTTTGACGACGGACGCGCCGGCATCTACCGCGCCCGTCAGCAGGCCGTCGAGGAAGATTGTGCCTGGGCCTGTGGTTGTCGATACGGAGGTGATCTTCCCGCGCCAGCGGGTTCCGGACCCAGGATAGACCGTGTCGTTGAGGACAACGGTGATCGTATCTCCGGCGTAGAACTGGTAGCAATTCAGCACCGCGATCGACTGGTCATACTGGGCGGCCGCTGCCGTCGTGGTGGTGGACAACGGCGGAATCACGGTGATCTGAGGAAGTTCCTGCCGCCAGATCAGGGCGCGCTCGCACAGTTCGATAACGGAGTCACGGATCGCGTTGTTCACGATGGGCAGCGGCGCCATCGGGACGTGCGGCATCACCCAGTTCAGAACGTCCGGACTGAATGCCGAGACAGTAGCTGTCGAGGATACTGGGACGATAATCATGCGACACCATTGCGCATTTCGCACTCTGCGGACGTGGAATCCATGATGTAGTACCGCAGCACATCCCTGGTTCCTGCCGTGGTAGCCGTGGACAGGGTTGCGGTCGCCCCTGCTGCGAACTTCCAGAACGTGTTGGCGTAGGCGAGCGTCTTGGCGGCCGTGCTCTGATGGATAACGATCCGCCCGCTTTGCCCGGGGACTGCGTTTGTCCCGGGCGCGAGCGTCGTATTCACCGTCATGGACAGGTCGAAGTTGTTGTTGAGAGCAAAATTTGGCGTGATCTGCCCGGTGCTCGCCAGTGTCGTTATCCCGAACCTGTGACCTCCAGCAATGGTTTCGCTGGCCGTGGAGGATGCGGCTCCGATATTTGAGCGCACGGTAGCCGCCGTTCCGCTCAACTCGGACAACGCATTGGCTGTTGCCAGAAACGTCCCGGTGGATACCACCGCCGCGCTCCCGAGGCCGAGATTTGTCCTGGCGTCTGAGGCGGTGGAAAGTTCAGCGAGGTTGGACATCGGGACATCTTCCAGCATGATGTCCGTCTCGGTCGTCGTGGTGAGATTTGCTCCGCTGACGATCAGGTCATACCGTCCGTTCGGTGCGTAGAACCAGAAGTTCCCGTCGCTCCCCACCGTTACCGGGTTGGCTCTGCTAGATGTCCCTGCCGGATCGGCGTATAGCGTGCTCGTCGAGGTATTGGTTCCCTTTGGAGTCACCAGGACCGTGGCCCCGGACGCCGGCCGAAGCAGGGAGTCAAATACCCAGTCCTGGTACTTTTCCATTATCCGAGTCCTAAGTCACTGAGGAATAGCTTCATCCCCTGGAAGGCGCGCTGCTCGATGGCGAAGGCATCGTCTGCGGTTTCGCAGCGGAAGACGATGTAGTTGCACAGCGCCGGTTCGTATTCCTGCGAGAGCGGGAAGGGGTCGGTGAGTTCAAGCGGAACAAAGGGCGTCGTGTAGTTACCCCATCTCAAGTCCGGACGTATGGTGTATAGCTTCGCCAATCCGTCATTGGCGAAGCGCAGCATGTTCGCGTCCGGATTGCGCGTCTTCTCAACGTCGTTCAGGTCAAGGCGCGCGAGGTCCAGTACGTCCTGAATGTAGATGGTCATGGCTCACCTCAAGCGACTTTCTTCGCCTTCTCCAATCCAGGCCGCGTTTCCTTATCCTGCGGTCGTGGGCCGGTTTCCTGCGGGGTCGTCACGTCTGGGCGGGTTGCTTTGTCCAACTTCCACTCGGCGAACTCGTCCACCTCTCCCTGTTCGACAAAGATCGCCGTGAGTTCCTTCGCCCTGAGCTTTTCGAAAGTCTCAGGAGACACCGTGAGGATGATGGGCTCCCAGTAGGGGGCATCGCTTTTCGCGGGGAAGAACTGCACGCGTGGCACAGACGGGATAATCGTCGGCTCCGGAATCATTTCGTACTTCTCGTCGGCGTTGGCCCAGATCAGTTTATGTTCAAGCAGTTTTGCGGCCTTTGCTGGATCGGCGACTTCATGGATGTCTCCACGCTTCCAGAACAATCCGGTCCCTGCCACGTTGTCCGCCTTGATGTCCTTCAGGCCGATGTACACGATCTTCATGCTTTCTCCTGGTTGGCGCCGAGGGCCGAAGCCCCCGGCGTTTCCTGCTTACTTCGTTCCTTCTGCGCTGTACATCAACTGAACACTCAGTTTCGTGTTCGCCCCCGGACCCCAGGACGTGGTGTTCGGATTCGTAGCGTAGACAATCGTGTCCACGTCATTCACGAACGGCTGGAAGTTCAGTACCTGCGGTGCCAATGCAGTCGTCAGGGCGACACCAGTCCCTGACAACACCGCGGTCCCGGTAGTGCCCCCGGTCGAGGTGCCATCCGCATAGCGAACCCCGATAGCGAGGGTTGCGGTGGTGACGGCGGTTGCGATCGTGACGATACCCGTGAATATTCTCGCTCCACCGGGGATTCTGCACAGATCGATCGTGTCGCTCGCGGCAAGCGTGCCAAGCGCTGCTTTGTCGGCAACGACGACTGCGACGTTGCCGTATGCGCCCATGTAGGCGTTTTGACTGAAGTTGTCGGCTGTGGAAGTGGTCATGGTTTCTCTCCTTTACACCAGCAGCGCTTTGCCGGCAGCGGAGTTTGGATCGGGCGCATAGCTGTCGATGACAGCCACGCCATAATCCGTGTCCACACCAGCACCAGCAGCGTTCTGCACGCTGAAGCGCGTTTTCGCCACGCCGCCCATCATCGCCACACTGGTTTCCACCGCATTCTGGTGGTCCACCAGTTCTTCGTGCCAGGAGTAGTAATACTCCGACGCCTGGTGCTGCCCGTAGCACTTGAGCAGCGCCTGAGCGCCAACGATGAGACAGCGATCGGTTGCGACAGAAGCGGTCGCGGTGGACGCCGTGTAGGTGGTCGTCCCCGAGTCGTAGGTGACGGTGTCCCCAGCATTGAATCGGATCGCCAGACGGTTCAGCGGCCGAATCAGAATGCCAGCCCACATGCCCACGTCGCCGTAGAACAGCGGATGCCGCATCCCTGCCGAACGCCGCTCGTAGGCGTTTTGCAGGAACGAACGCCAGGACTTCTCTCCCGTCCGGGTTTGCAGGTACAGCCATTGCCGGTTGGTGACGAAGGCGACCCAGAGCGGGTCATTCCAGGCGTACACGTCGCCCTTGATCTTGATGGACTGGAGCGGGACCGTCGAGTCCTTGAGAATCGAAGCGATCCGATCGAAGTCCGTCAACGTCAGGATGTCAGACGTATCGAGGTTCGAGATCAGCGTCGCGTCGTTCGCGTAGAACTGCCGGTTTGCCGTAGGCGCGACCACCGAGTTCACCATGATGGTGGAGAAATCGGCATCACTCGCCAGTGGGATCACCCAGTCGGAAGTCATCTGAGAACCGCGAGCGCCCGCCATTTGCACCAGGCACAGTTGGTCTTCCATCCTTCCGGACCAGTTCGTCAGACCCGCCATGGCGATGCCGCGCAGATTCCACACGGTACGCTGTTGGGTCATCTTGCCGCCAGCATCCGCGCCTCCGCGGTACTGGTTGATCTGCACGTCCATCGAGCTGTAGGTCAAGCTCATCATGCGACCAGCGATGCGCTTGTCGCCCATCACCGGCTTGCCTTGCAGGTTGTTGAACAGATCGACCGAAACGCTCGCGCCAGCACCCTTTGAGAGGTCTGTCACGCGGACGATCGGGTACTCCGCGGCGGTCTGGCCTTTCAGCTTCGCCTCCGCTTCGGCCTGCTTGGGCGCCGGTCCAGTGAGCAGGTTCATGAACCCGGGCTCAATCTGAACGGCAGCAAACAAGGCTGCGCCGTATACCTTGCGCGCCAGTGCCGACCCATATGGGATATTGGTAGCCATGGATGGCTCCTTCCGTTATGCGCTACAAACTTGCAAGGTACGCATCCAGTTGATCCTTGGTCATCCCAAGGAACTGCTGTCCGAGAGCGACGATGGACGCATCTTCCACTTTCGCTTTCTCGTCAACTGCTGGAGGCGCACCGCCTGGTATGTCCGACAGGGAGACGGGGCGTTTCGCCTTCGCTGCGGCGGCCAGCTTGGCTTGTGCCGCTGCTTTGATGTCTTCCTGAGAGAGCGCCGCTGGAGGTTCCGGTTTCGTTTCGGGCTCCAACCCCATTGAGACTTGCGTCAGTTCCACGACCTTTTTGAAGCGTTCCTCGAAAGGCACGTCGGCATACTTCGGAGACTCGCGCAACAGACGATCGAATCTGGAGGCTTCATTCCACAGCGTCTGATCTTCGGCCGATTGCCATGCGGCAAGCGACGGGATAGAATCGATTGCGGTTTGAATTTCCGATTTGATGACCGTTGTCTCACTCTCAACGATGGCTTCCTGCGTCTTGATGACGTTGGTAATCTCGTTCCTGAGCGCCTGAATGGCCGCCTGTTGCGCCCTCAGCGTCTTCGCCAAAGTAGGAGAATCCGCTTCGAGCGCTTCAAGTTCCGCATCAGTGAGCACCGCCTCATCCTCTTGCTGCTGAGGTGCGGCTTTTGCGGCGCGTAACGCGGTCAATTCCGCGGCTTGTATCTTTGCCAGGGCTTCGGCCGCTGTCGCTCGCGCTCTTGCGCTTTCCAGTTGAGAGTAGGGAATGACGTTAAGTCCACCTTTGCTCAATACGCCGTCTATCCAAGGTTTCCCTTCGGCCAGCGCCTTCGCCTTTGCTGCCTCAATCTCAGGCGTACTCGGCAATGGCGTTATCTCTGGCTCCTTCGGAGTTTCTTCAGCCTTGGAATCTACCTTCACTTCCGCTTTGGTCTTGGTCTCAGTCTCGGCCTGGACGGGGGCCGGTTCGTCCTGTTTTCCGACGATCTTATCCACCGTCAGATTTTCCGTTCCGCTCTCAAGAGCAGCGTTCGTCGCTTCCGCGGCAAGGCGCTCGATCTCGGCCGGGTCTGTCGGCATCTCATCGGTGTGACTGAGGTAATACTGCAAGTCTTTGGGTGTTGCGCTCATGTGTTCTCCATTTATCGCATTGGATGCGAAGTTACCGCCACTGCACTCCGTCGAAAATCGTTCTTATTTCGTTCGGTGCGGCCGTCCCAACCTGGAAGGCTCCCACCACGGCCCCTGCTGCCGAGCCGCTGACTACCTGCACTTGCGCTGCCCCGGTCCCTATGACGGCGGTAGTGTACTTCCTCACCAGGAACTGATACCCAGGAGGGGTATTGTTGATGTCGAGGATTATCTGCGCCAGGGAAGAGGTCTGCGTTCCCGCGACGATGTATGCGGCCCCAACCTGCACCGCGTTGATCGTCGTTCCTCCAGAACCGATCAGGGCGGTGGCAACCTGCACGCCTCCTCCCATCACGTTGGCGTTCTGCTCGATCAGGACACAAGCCTTGAGTGGACCCATGATCCCCTCCTAGTCTTTTGTCACTGCGGCAGATTGGCCGATCTGACAGACGTTGGTGCCGACCCCAAGCCGTGCAAACGAGGTGATGTTGTAGCGCCACTTCGGGATCGCCGAATCGACTTCCGCCAGCAGAGCACCTTGTGCTGCGCCAACGGTCGCCACCGTGGATGTCGCCACATCGAACCACGTATTGTCGTCAAGGCTGTTCTGAACCTTGACGGTCATGGTCGATGTGCCAGGCATTACCACGCAAATCACCTTCCGGCCAGGAGGAAGGGTTACGGACGCACCCGCCCCGGTAGTGGTGATTGACGTTCCGGTGCCGCCGTATAGGTCATACACGACGACAACCTTACTTGGGTCAAAACTCATGGTAAATCTCCTTCGCTGACCCGTTCAAAAGCCCGCCTTGCGACGAGCACCTGTGACCGTATCGCTGGTCTGCGAAATTCATGCGGCCGCCTCCAATAACATTTCCTGAGACAGACCGAGTTCGGTTTCACGCAGCACGTCCCAGACGCTGATAGCGGTCTGACATGCTGACGCCTTGGTGTACTTGTCCTGATTGCAGAATTCCCAGGAGTAATGAAGCCTGTGGCATGGGTAACATGGCACATTGCCGGTCATCGTTGCCGTGTTCTTCCAATCCCTGGTCAGGTTTTCCTTCGACGAGTGCGTCATCAACACGACCTTGCGCACCTCCGGGACCATCGCCACGCAGTTCAGAAGTCCGGTCTCCTGTCCAACGACAACGTTCGCCATCTGCACGAACGTCATAGCTTTGCGGATGCTCCATCCCAAACCGATCTGCCGCAGGTTCGGATGTTCGTCGAACCGTAGATCACGTATGTCCCCGAGCACGACTACCCCCACATCCATCCTGCGCAACAGGTAGCGCGCCAATTCCGCCGCATACGGCCAGTGTTTGCTGCAACTTGAGCCACTGGTCACAATGACGACGAGGTTTTCCTTGAGTCCGGCTCGGTACTCGTTCGCCCACTTCTTCTCTTCGTCGTTCGGGTAGAACGCCTGCCGATGTTCCGGAGGAACTTCGGCTTTCCAGTGATGAAGATCGATGTAGTTGAAGTCCATCAGTTTGTGGCGCATCTCCTTGGGGAAGTGGTACTGGATCTTCTGCGGACTCGGAAGGGTCGTACCTTCGACGCACTCGATCAGGATCTTGGTGTTCTTGTACTTCAACTCCAGCCAGCGGAAGAGTTCTCCCAACTCTCCCATCGGAAGACGGGATTCAAAGCGCATGATCTTGTCGATATGCGGATCATGTCGCAGCACTTCCTCGGTGGTTTCCTGGCACCAGAGCATGGTGTAGAACCCCTGCTCCTTGAGGTGCGAGAAGACAGATGACGCCCAGATTGCATCCCCGTGGGCGCCGAGTTTCATCACCGCGGCAACCTTGGATGGGTCCGGCATTTCCTCCCGCTCGGCATCGCGCTTGCGGTACACCTGGAACAGCGACTTGTCGTTTACCCGGGCATCCACCAGTTGCCATGGTTTGCACTCCAGCATCGCGTCCACGACATCCTTCGGGCCGATCTTGCCTTCTTCGATCGGCAGGAAGAGGATCAGGTAGCCGTCCGGTTTGATGAGCTTCCACCAGGATTGCAGCGTCTCCTTCCATGCCTCGATTTCGTTCAGGCAGTAGGAGGAGAAGATGTAGTCCTGGGATTCGTCGGAGAAGTAGCCGCGAAGTTTCGTTGCGTCCCGGATGTGATTCGGGCCTTTGGGACCGCTGCCCGGTTTGCAATCAATGCCCACCATCCAGTCGTGCTGACGCGCGTCCCCGCAGCCGATATCCATGCCATCGCCATTGATGTACGGCAATATGTCCCACTTCACCTGGGAAGCAAAGTCAGTCACGCAGCTAGCTCCTGTGAAATCTTCGCACCGCGATTTGGGGCAGCGGCTGACCTGTTTCCTCCTTGGTCCATCGCCTTGTCGTGCGACAGCAACGTATCAAGGATCGTCATGTCGGTGCTCACGACCTTCTCTGCCACAGTGGCATCGGCGATCAGCCTTCGAGTTTCGGCATCCTTCTCCTGGATCTTCACGGAGGCTTCTTTCGCGCCGACTTCCCGTGCTTTGAGATCCAGTCCTGACTGCTGCTTGAACTGCTCAATCGCCTTCTGCACTTCCTGCATGACCTGTTCTTTGGTGAAGGTCTGATCCTGGCCGCCTTCTCCCATTCCAAGGGCTTTGCGCACCTGATCGGCGACTTCCCGGCGGTGCGGCATTTCCGATGCTTCGAGGATGAAAGGAACGACGAAGGCTTGAATCTGCGGCGGCAGGGCCTTGGTCATCTCGCCGAGCATCATGAGTTGCTGTGCTCGGTAGGCTGGCGTGGAAGGCACGTCCTCCAGGGCAACTTTGTACATCGCCCGTTGAACGTCGTTGTTCATCTTTCCGTCTGCGCCAGGTTGATTCAGGAGCACGGTCTTCTTCTTGCTGCCGAACTTCTCATCGACGTTCACAACTGCGGGCGCGCGCCCCAGATCCTCGACGATCAGTTCCACCAGAGCCTCACCGACACCCAGGCGTCCGAACCTGAAGTTGTCGTTGATCTCCGCGAGCGTGGTGCTTCCCTGCTCGATCAGGGTGTTGTTCGCCACACCAGAGATGTTCGATCCTCCCTGGCGGTCGCCGAGCATCGCCTGGTAGACGCCTGCGGTCGTCTGGATCGCCTTGGTGGCATCCTGTAGAACCTGGAACTGCTGCTGCGCGAGTTGGAAGTCCTGCTGCACCTCGAACTTCGCCCCTGGGTCTCTTCGACGAGATGCGGAGAGCACGATCATCGCGTCCGGGCGAGCGACTTCCCGCCGGAGTTCGTCGATGTCGTCCACCTGATCGGCGTCGGTGATGACCCTCTTCGCCGAGAGCAGCCACATCATCTTCGAGAGACGGGCGTTGATCTCGTCCTGCGGGCTTCGCATGGAGCGAATCAGTCCGTAGGGGATCTGCGTCAGGTCTTCACGGTATCCCCAGAACGGAATGTAGGGGAAGTTCTGGTGACGGTACGGGGTCGCCATGTCAGCGATGCGATGAGGGCCGATCCACCAGGACAGCCGCATCTTGGGGAAGATCGCAGGTATGGGCTCGATCACGCCGGCCGCCAGGGCCTGGGCATGACGGGCGTTGTTCAGGTCCACCTCAACCGTGCGTCCGTCCGGCGTGCGCACGACGAACCCCCGGGTCCATACCCGATACCAGACCTCGTATAGGCAAAGACGTTTACGAGTTGAATCCCTCCAATCGCTCTCGGGGATCGTCACGTCACGCTCGTACATCCAGGTTCTTCCCTGGATCGCCGGGAAGTCGGTGAGCGGTGTGTCCCAATTCGCCTTCGACCACCCAAGTCCACGAATCAAGTCAGCGTGATCCGGGAACATCAACTCCAGGATGTCCACGTCCTGCCACCTGCGGCGAACCAAGTATCTGGCGTCTCGCAGCTCAGGGTCTTTGGCTCGCCAGTCCCAGAAGATTTCACGGCGGCTTACGGCGCACACGCGGTAGGGATAACGGAACGGGTCCATCTCACGAGAGACTTCCACCCATGCGATGCCGGTTTTCATCTGCCCTGCGTAGGCATCGGAGATCGCCCGATCGGCCCGAGCCTCGCGTTCCGCCTCATGGAGTTTTTGCGACAGTGCTTCGGCTACTTCCTGGTCCTGCTCTCCATCGGCCTGGACTCTCCAATCAGAGCGGGTCTTCGCCTCCATGCCGAGGGCCACATCGATCGTCGGCCGGATGAGGTTGCGGATGAGCGGCGCCATCCCCAGGCGCTGCATGTCGTCCAGGGTCTGGTGATCGATCTGGTTGCCGTCGTAGTATTCGGCGTCGAGGTCTGCTTCGCGTCGCCACATCGGCTGAAGCCTGATCTCGTACAGGAATTTGTCGAGCTTATCTACGGCGAGTCCGACGTTCGCCGCATCCACTGAGGCATTCATTGCGCCGCTGACGAGGCGACTCTGCGCCTCTATCTGCCTGGGAGGCAGCATGTCGTCAGAATACTGGGCAAGACTCATAGCGCGCGCCAGTTGGTCACGTCGTTGGTGCGGTTGACTCGTTTTCTCATGTTCGTTGTTTTCGCCACTGGCTGCGCGAAGGTCAGCGCAAGGGCATCACCTGCATCAGGGCTCTTTACGCCCCTCGCCTTCATGTGCTTCTTGGTTTCCAGCTTGAAGCGCAGGCTTCCGTCCTCATCCTTCGCTGGAGAGGTGAGGTCGGTGAGGGCGGCCATGTCGTAGGGAAGTTGCACGGGATCCTTGAACCACTCGGCCATTTCCCCCCACATCTCGTCGCGGCGAAGTCCGTACAGGTCAAGCTCGATGGCTCTCTGTCCGAACATCACCCTCGCGGCCGGGTGGCCGAGTTCGATGAGGCGGTCTGCAATACCGGAGCCCAAACCTCCAGCATCCACATTGATGTAGTCCGGCTGCCATTCCTCGATCGCCTTTGCGGCGAGGCCGACAACTTCCATGGGATGTTTTCCGTGAAACCTGCGGAATTCGTGGACCACCCTTCCTTGTCGAAGGCAGAATACGGTGTCGTCTCCCAGGTCTTCTTCGCTTTCAGCGGGATCGATGCCCATGATCTTCGGGCCGATGGCTTCGATGTTCTTGGTCTTCATCGCCCGTTCGACGACGCTGATCTTCAGCAGGGTCGCCAGAGCCTGTCTGCGGAATGCGAGGTCTGCGGTGGCCGGATATTCCTGGTCGAAGAGGGTCGTTTCGCCGCGGAAGTCGTTCCTGATCTTCCGGTCTCTCCAGTAGGCTTGCTCCAGGCCGATGCCATAGAGTTCGCAGTATTCGATGCCCTCGGGGTCTGGTGTCCATCCAGCCGGAGGAAGGAGTCGGTATTCAGGCTGCCAGAACCACGGCACGAATATCGGGATGTAATCCGACTCTCCCCTCACCGCGTCCACCCACATGGAATGGAACAGGTTCCCCATTCCGTTTCCGGTGGACTCTAGGCAGATCTCCGTGCCATCTTCATTGGGGATCGTCTGTCCAATGCCAGCCATGTGATCCGCCGCCGAGGCCCAGAACGCAACTTCAGATCCATGGAAATACTGACCAGTTCCCGAACGGCCGGTATCCTTGGATCCGGCGGTGGCAACGCTGAATTCAGAATCAAGAGTATCAAACGTAAGAGCCTTGGCGGATTCGTTCTTGGTGCTGGGCTTGATCGGGTCCGGGCAGTTGTCATGGAATCTCCGCGTCATGGAGAACAGGTTGTCGGTTGCCTCCTGCATGTGCGTGAGAATGTAGGCGCGCTTTCCGCGGTTCGTGGAGGTCTTCCAATAGAACCGGCCTTCGATGTAAGTGGACACGCCCTGCTGCCTGCCTTTGAGGATCAACGCCCTGACCCTGCCCGTAGTGCGTCTCTGCTTCTCCAAGAGGTCGTGGATGTAGAGCTGCACCCGGTTCAACTCGAATGGGATCACCTCCCCTACTTTGGTTTTGATCTTCAGGCACCTGGGGGCGTACCAGGTGAAATCCGTCGCCAACAACAGCGCCTTCGCCTTCGCGGCAGCCGAGAGTTTCTGGTAGCCGCCGAGGTATTCGGCGATGGTGCGTTCGTTCATGTAGCGTTCACGTCAATGTCTCAAGCCACTCGGGCAGGGACTTCTTGTTCTGGTTCACCATGTCGATACCGAATGCTTCCCGTTCCTTGTCGATGAGGCTGCCGATCGCCACGGTAAGTTGGCGCGCAGTCGCCGACCTTCCAGGGAGGTTCATCGCCGCGTCGAAGGCTTTGTTGAGCACGCTGTTGTAGACCTCGCCTTTCTTGACCCTGGATTCCTTCAACATCTCCAGGGCGTCGCGGAGTTCCTTGTTCGACAGGGTGTTCAGTTCCTGGGTGAGGGAAACGATGGTTTTCTTGATCTTGTCCAGTTCGCGGCGGTGCTTCATGACGATTTCGGCACCAGCCGCAGCGTTCGCTTCGACGATCTTCTCGTCGGAGATGGGTCTCCTTCCCATCTCCTTGGCTTCCATCTCCACCACCATGCGCTCAAGCTTTTCCTGGCGCTTGAGTTCGATTCGCTTGGACAGATCCCGGGTCCAGCAGCGTGTGTTGGCGTGCTTCTGAATAGCCTGCACCGAGCACCCAGCCCGCTGTGCAATCTCCTTCATCGTCATGATGCCGGCGCGGTACTTCTCCTCGACGAATACCCAGTCGATTGGCTTCCCGCTGCGGGTGTTCGTCCAGCCGCGGACGTAGACCTGCTTCTTTGGTTTTTCTTCCGGCATCAGCTTGCTATCCAGGCGTCGAGTTTGCTTCCTGTTCCAGTGGAGGTAACGACCGCCCTGCCGTAGGCATAGCAAGCCGTCGCGGTGTTCACCGGGATCACGGCTTGATTCGCAGTGGAAGTTCCAGCCCCGGCCGCGTTGGTGGTGGTGCAGGACGCGCTTCCCAGCGGAACCCATAGGGCGTTCACGTCGTTGCTCACCGACCACACAACGGTAGCCCCGGCGATACTGGTCCCGGTGGTGTACTGCGTGACGCTCACGGCGTAGGGCACTCGCGGCAGTGGTTGCGGGTCCGATGTGGCGGTCGCGGTCGCCGCGGTAGCCGTGAGAATCTTCGTCGCCTTGACGGCGCGGTCATAGGGCATGATTACCTCACCAATATTTCATGGGTTACTTCACGGAATCCAGCCCGTGCTTGCGACGGGCGATCACTGCGTTGGCGGCCTTGATGGCCCTCACGTCGTCGCCAGTGCGTTTCAGGACGCTGTTGGCGACATCGCTCCACTGTCTGGAAGCTTTACCCTTCGCCGCCGCCTTGTTGTGCCTGCCTGCGTCCTGGGGAGTCCACGGCATTTCAGCCTCTCGCGGCCCTTTGCTTTGCCATCGATAGTGGTTGCCGGATGGGAATGCCGTGGACATTCGTTGGAAGCACGGGTCCGCCCATGGCGTACTTCTCCTCTGCCGGGGCCACCGCCTCCTGCTCTGCGCGCTCCAGAGTTCTCGCCCTCAGCGCCGGCCCGCCCGCAGTCTCTGGCTTCTTCGCCTTGAACTCCTCCTCCACCTTCTTCTCGGCGGAAGATTTCACGATACGAGAAAGCCCCTCTACCAGGCCCCCACTGGCGTAGTGGTGCATCTTCTTCAGTGTCTGCGCCAATCTCGCACGTTGTCCCAGCTTGCCGCCCGCATTCGCGGCCGCAGCAAGTTTGGATGCGGGTATCTTCTCGCCTTGCGGCACGCCAAGTTGAGAATGCAGAGCCCCGGGCCTCTTCACCGCTCCCGCGATCCAGTTCGCCATGTCACCCTCAAGTAATCGTGTTGCGCTTCAATCCACCGCCGGCAGGAGGACCGGCGATCCCGTAGTCCGCCACCGAGCCGTTG